GCTCGGCCAGCGAGCCCGCGAACCTGTTCGGCCGCTCGGCCAGTGAGCCCGCGAACCTGTTCGGCCGCTCGGCCAGCGAGCCCGCGAACCTGTTCGGCCGCTCGGCCAGCGAGCCCGCGAACCTGTTCGGCCGCTCGGCCAGTGAGCCTGTCGGCCGCTCGGCCAGCGAGCCCGCGAACCCGCGAACCCGCGTTTGTGAACAAAACAACACGCGACACATAATTCGCGAATTGGAATTCACGAATCAGAATTCGCGAATCGCATTTCGCATATCATTCTGAACTCGCTATTACACGCGCCAAAGTCCCAAAAATTTTTAGCTTCAAAGTCCTTTTACATGCGCCAAAGTCCCGGCCATTTTTTCAATTCGCCAAAGTCCCAAAGTCTCATATTACACGCGCCAAAGTCCCAAACTATTACAGTTCGTTAAAGTCCCGAGCATCATCGCAAACAATCCACGTTGGCTCAGTCTGCAAACGAAAACAGCCAGACGATTTCCACCACCAGTGGTGGCCTATCATCTGGCTGCGAAAATTATTTCAGGCCCGTCTCAGTTCAACCTAAAACAGACGGGGGGGGTGTTTTACTGTGCCGCTGCCTTGATCAGAACTCGGCAGGGGGCCACAAGGGATTTCATTCTCAGTGTCACCCCGCTCTTCATGTAAATCGTGGCGGGGGGGCCTCCGGGTTTCAGGATGCCAAGGGGGACCATGACACCACCGCTCTTTGGCCCATACTCGACCTCGTTGGTTGGGTCGGTGTTGTAGAGGACCATTTGTCCTGGGGTCCACGCAGGGAAGCTGATGTCGGTCTCGGTGATTGGCACGGTCACAGATCCTGGCCCATCACCGTCTGGGTTCGACTGTGCCACTGAGCCGAACAGGGTTTCAGAGAACGACAGGGTGTCGCTCACGACGTTCATAGTGACCGATACTTCAACTGCCATTGCTTGCTCCGAAGTCAATAATGGTAATGCGTTTGCCTTCTCGTCTCTCTCTCCTGAACCTATCCAACCATCGCCGGCTCAGGTCGTCACGTTGAATCTTTAGGTGTGGACTCGGTCCGCTCGGATCGATCTTGCCACCAAGACGATCGATCAGTCGAACCATTTCCAGTCCGTTGCTTGCAAGTCGTTCGTATGAAACCTTGATCGGCTTGATGCCGAGCGACCTGAAGATCATTGTCCACTTGCAGTTCCACTCCTGCATCGTATTTCTCAGTTCAAGGATCCTGTTGAAGTTATAGTCGGAATTTTGTACTAGACGCTCATTATTGTTGCTGTTGTAGGCCCCGCCAACCTGAGCCCGGAACAGGCTGATTGCCTGAGCATCAATGTCGATCCTTCTGAGCCACACAACTTTCTTGTCACAGAGGTTCACGATTCTCAAGGCCCGAGACGAATGCCACGACTGAATGACCAACGGGAATCGAATCTCTGGCTGTATCGAATTCAGCAATCCATTGGCCAGCCATTCGGATGCGTGCCCTAGTCCGCCAAGGTATATGCACTCGCTCAACCACTGGCTGCCTGACCGTGGAGATGTGCATATTACAATAGGCTTGACAGGAGCTTGAAAATCCTCGACCTCCACCGCTTGTTCTCCACGTTCCAGTACGGAACTTCTTGCCCCATTCCAGCGAAGTGCAAAAAGCACGGTGGGGGATCTGCGATTCTCTCAAAGTCCCGGTCGTAGAACCAACACCAGTGGTGAGCCTCGCCAAGATCCTGAACGCTTATGCAGAATCGCTCGATATTGAATCGACCCCAGTGTTCGTCGTTGCACCACTGAGACGGGAATGGATGCTCTGGCGGTGTGTAGTAGGCAAGGTGTGACTCGTCTGTGAAAACGTGGACGCCGGCGTTCCAGCATCTGTTGAGTTGGGTGTCAGTTGGCTTCATCCCCTGCGATCGCATCAACTCGTTCAGTTCGCCAACGAGCCACTTTTCATTGTCGTTGACATGCTCATAGATATCCCGCAGGCCCATCCAGCCATCACCGACAACATCAAACAGATTGGCGGCCTCACTGGTCACGATCAGGTCGCTGTCGAGGACGATCGATTTGCGGTAGTGCTGGAGGATCGATGGAAGTCCGTACTTGTCCATCGTGGGGTGATCGGGGTTCCGGTTTGGCCCATCCACCAGGATGAAGTCGGCCCCGATCTTCTCTGCGTACCTGGAGGCCAGCCGCGATGACAGTGACGACATGGCACCGTGGTCGCCGCCAAGGGCTAGCATAATCACGGCATTCTTCTTCCTATGCTTTGGCAGGAAGTCGCTGAAGTCTGGAACCACGAGCGGATTCCACGACGGATCATATGGCAACCATCGTGGAGGTGAGTCCGGACACACGGCCTGTGGGTTTGGGATACCGCGTGGGTGCATCAGGAGCCCGGGCTTGCCTTGCGACCGCAGGATGTTGCACCATTTCCCGTCTGCAGAGTGTTCGCAACGGAGGCAGACGGATAATCTTGAGTCGGAGACCTCCGGCGGAGTCTTTGACCTCCACTTGTTTGTGCATGCGCCATCGCTAGATGCTCCGCAAGAGCATCTTATCGGCCTTGCCCATGACTCAGGCCACTCCTTGCCGCAGTTCCAACACTTATCCAAGTGTCACCCCAGAATACACAGTGCCGATGGCATCGCAAACAGCAACTCCACTGTTGTTTCTGAATGTTAGACCAGTCGATGCGACGGCAGTGCAATGCGACGATGGGGCAACACTGATGCTGTCAGCTAAATATGTCGGCGGAAACACTGTTGGAACGCATCCAGTGCTTGACACTAGGTCTAGCTGTACCGCAAACAAAACCCTAGACCAGCTAACCGTAATCGAATACGTCGCAACGCACCCAGGCGGATTCGGGAACTGGATTGTCATGTTTCCTGGCGAGACAGAATCTGCGCCAAGGCAATCGACTGAGTTGTCTGCAAGATACGTCCCAGAGATTGAATTCAGCCCATTCCATATTGAACCGCTTGGGCATGTGTGAGTTGATGGGAATGATGCGCTCCACTGCGTTGAAACCCAATCTCCAAGCCCCTCGTTACATGGACACGCAGACGACCCGCAGCACAAACAATCCTCTGCACTTCCTCCGGCAGGAATCCATTGCATCTTGTTGCCATACCAGAAGATGTGCTTTGGAAATGCGTTCCAAAGGATTCGGCTCACGAGCAAGCCTCCCCATCTGCCAGCAAGGTCCAGGCGGTTTCAGTATCGCCTCCAAGGACGTTGACATTCCTTGACTTGTACTCGATGTCGTATTCGTTGATCCGCAAGTCAGTTATCACCTTCTGCTGTTCAGTCTGGACTGCCACCAAGATCCATTGTTCAGACAGTGCGTCGAATATGGCGATGCACGCCGAGTTGTCCACCCCACCGAACTTGAGCAGATTGCTTGCTTCAATGGTTGCCGATGTTGGAGTCCCACCATCAAGGCCAACAAGTCCATCAAGGTTTACAGAGAGCGAAGTCCTTGTGAATGCTGTCGTCGAAAGCCCCCTAACAATAGAGGCCCAAGCCCTTTGGACGGCGATGGCAAAATACTGACCCGTAGCTTGGTCCAAGGCACAGATCACCCAGTCATCGCCACGAGCCCACAGCTTCGCAGGGTTGTTGATCGTCGAAAGTTCGCTCGTGGTTGGCAGGATGCCGTTTGGCGAAGGTGTAATGGCAGCCACCGAACCGAGATCGAGTCTGCTGTTGAGATTCGAGTCTGTCGGCCTGACTCCGAAACTTGAATTGTAATCTCCGAGGCTTCCAGAGACTTGAATCTTGATGAGATTGGCTAGCTGCTGGACATTCCATGCCTCCCAGGAAGTCCCGTTCCTGCCGGCAAGTCCCTTTGACCCGTTCCGTGCATACGGAAACATGGAGGCAGAATCGGTGACTGCCGTAAGAGCCGTCGTCGGCGGAGTCGTGCCGCCATAGTCGGCATCTGCCGTGACTGTGGCCGACTTAGGAGATCCACTCCAGGCAGTTGTTGCTGTGAACCTGCCAAGCATGTCTGGAATGTCGGCAACCGTCACGCTCATCGTGGTTGCAGACAGGACGTAGAACTTGTCGTTTGCCTGGATGCAATGTCCGCTGTCGCCAATTTCTGCGTCAGTCAAAGCTCCAAACTGATCAACCACTTGGCCTGACGCGCTGAAAACCGCCCCATTCAAGTCAATGATCTTTGCGTTCGCAACGCCGCCGCTGACTGTGCCCGTCAGCTCATACTTCCACAATTGCTGACTGGACGAGATGTCAACTACGGCAAGCCCATCGCTCGATCTTCCGCCAATGACTGAGTGTGGGCCTCCTGTGCTGGCCTTGAACTGCCTCGGGTTCGCTGGATCAATGTCGCAGTACAGATTGCCGGACGACTGATTATTGACTTGTGCCGTGGCCCATCCAGACACGACGCATTTTCCTATGCGTCCATTCTCGATCGGCTCGTAGCAGACAACGACGTTGCTGGAGTCCGCAGGCCATGCGGGAAGTTCGCCAATCAGAATCGGGGTCCGCCAGAACTCGGCAGACTGTGGGCCGCTGTAGTTCTGAATGATGCCGCCAAGTGCTAGCAGGCTGTACTTCTCTGCGGTGGCTCCGCTGCTGTTCAGAACATAGACAAAGGTCTGAGTCGTCCCATTCCTCGGTGGCTCGACAGGAAGGGGCGTAGAGCCTCTTGGCCGTGTCCTGGCGTTGACTGCGTCTGCAATCATCCCCCAGACACGAGCCGATCGCCCGTATGTGAATGGCTCACCAGGGGACGGTTTCCTCATTGCCATCAGAACACCTTGAACAGATCGGTATAGTCCACTTCCTCATAGAGCTGGTGGACGTAGGCGTACTTGGGTTCTTCAATCAGGTCGCCATCGATGTCTTTCTCGGTGAACTTGACTTCGAGGTAGTGTTGTCCAGGCTTGCTACTGACAGTGATGTCGCCTGCGGCTGACTTGATAAGCAGGTCCGATTTGCTCACGCTCAGCTTGAACACGCAGGAGAAGTCATAGATTGCACCGAGTCCCGTCAGGTAGTTCTTTGCCCTGACTGGGTTGGCCTCGAAGGACATGAACCGAAGCGTCCGCAGGGTGAACAGGATCCCACCAATTTCCCACGATGCGTCGTTTACAGCGTGCTTGTCCTGGGCCTCGATCAAAGACTTCAGGTAGATGGGCATGCTGGGGATGTCGTTGTCTCCGGTCGTGTCCGCACCCTGCTCACGCATCCGGTACTCGACAACAACTTCGCAGTCCCCCTCCGGCACATCGACTCCAAAGACTTCCCCGTTCAGCAGGCCGACGACGTTTTTCGTGTCTGGTGCATCGTTGAGACCGCCGGCACCGTATCGAGTGGTCGCCAGTGCGATCTTGTAGTTGACGACGTTACCTTCGCTAGCCCTGAATGAGACGGTGGCCTCTCCAGGCTTCTTGGAGGACGGCGTTTGATCCTCTCGCTGCGTGTAGTCAACGATCAGATTGAAAACGTCGTCCTCGACACGTTTCAACGAAATCTCATTGCGGACCATACCAAGGTAGCTGAGCGGAATCAGTTGCTCTGCCCGCTCGACAACGGCAGGCGGAAGCTCGCCAGCGCTCGTCTCCGCGACAAACTCAAGTTGTGCGGACCTGTACTCGTCGCCAATCTTGACGAGACTGAGAACGCTGTAGTGAGTCTCGTTTATTCTGATGCTCACTGCTCAAACTCCGCTGCCTTGAGATTCTTGGTTTGACTATCAATGTTCATCAGGTGCGTTGTCTGCTTCTGGTTCTCTTGCAGAAGTTTGTCGGCCTTCGTTTGCGGACCGGCCCGGAAAGCCTCTTGTCCAGTGAATGCACTGTAAGTCCCGAGTAGTCCGCCGAGCTTGTCGTATTCTGCTGGGCTCGGGCTGCGCCTGCTCCATTCTTCTATGCTGTCGAATCCATTCTTGATCCCTTGGCCGATTGCCCTGCCGAACTCGAACGCCATGTCAAAAAGGCCGCCATCCCTGCCTCCACCAAGAGTAAACGAGGAAAGGTTGGCCGCGAAGTTAAGTGCCTTCGCTAGACTATTGACAATCTTTAGTTGTTGATTCAGCAGATACAAGAATGTTTCCGCCCATCGCGTCAGATGGTCCAGTGCGAACATCACGACAGAGTTGTCGGCAATCCGCTCAAAAAGCGCTACGGTGCTTTCAAACACGGATGCGAACGACTCGGCAATTCGGTTCACAAACGGCCCGAACGCATTACCGATGGCAACCTTCAGCCTTTCCCATGCCGTCGCAATTCGCCTCGTGATTCCTAGCCACGACTTCAGATATGTCCCGACAGCGCTTGCTGCATTCTGCCTCTTCAATGTTTTTTCTATGATGTTGAGCCGAGCATATGCCTTCGACAGCTCGTCTGCGTTCTGGGCATTTTCCTTGATGCCCATTGACGCAAGTTCAAGTTCAATCTGGGCCTGCCGCAAGTTGACGCCAAATTGGTCCATAACTTCCGCAGAACCAGACATGGCAGACACCATGCGGTCCGCCGCCTCTTCAGATACCATTCCGTGAAGCGCGGCAAAGTCGTGCGTCAGGACAGACAGTTTCTGAGCGAACTTTGTGGCCTCTTCCTTTGACATTTCGAGGCCGCGTCCCATCGCAAAAAAGCGAGAGTACAAATCGAGCGCCTCTCGCTTCGTGATTCGCATCCTGCTGCCAAGGTCAGTGGCGAAGTTGATAGCGCTGCCGGACATTTCCTCCGTCAGAATCTTGATCCGATTCATCGCCAACTCAGTCTGCGTCCAGACATTCATCATCTGATTGGCTGCGAGCGCTGCTGCGACTCCTCCAGATGCAGCAGCGAGCGTGCCCATTGTGACGGCTCGTCTGTGGTTCCACACCCACTGAGTGAACCGAAGGATCTTGCCCTTGGCTGTTTTCAGGCCCGAATCAAGATCCTTCTGATGCAGGCCCAGCGTGACCACTGCGCCGCCGAGCTTCATGTTGCCTGGAATGATCAGTCCTGACATTACCGCACCACTCCAAATTTGATCCCAACAGCCGTCACGTTTTGCATCTTCCGCTTGCCGATGTAGGCCCTAACGCCCTTCACTAGTCCTGGCCGCATGAACGGGCGAGGCGGGTACTTGGCCCATGCAGGCTTGCCACTCTTCCACGCTCCGTAATCGCGACCAAGAGAGAGGCTCGTTGGCTTCCTGGCCTTGAGATAGACCTGCATACCGCCGTATTCGTGGAGCCCTGGGACAGCCTTCGATGAGTGCTTGGTCCGCCAGTTGGGTTGAGTCCCAAGGGCTATCTCCATGTTGTCTGGAGATGGCTGAGTGAACACCACGCTCCGCAGATTTGCCGTGGCCCACGGCGTGCGATGGTAGTTCGGCGGACGCCCAGGCAAAGAGTAGAGTGGCCGAGTTGATCGCCTGCCACGACGCCTGACGTATTTCCGCTGCTTCTTACTCCAGACTGTCGGGCTCGATGGAGCCCGCTTCATACTGCTCTTGATTGTCTTGCGAGAATAGGCGGCGGCCTGGATCAGGAACACCCTGCGGCGGGCACTAGTCCATGCGGCAAATTCGCGATCGTGCCACTTCGCTTTGGCGGATAACCTTGGCCTCAGAGAGTCTGAAACCGCCTTGTAGAAGGCCCTCCTGGCATAGGCGGCAATGAACTTATCGATCCTGCCTCGGGCGACATCCTTGATTCGCCTCTGATACCACACGGCATCTCTGATGCCGCGAAATATGACGTCTCCAGGTGATTGTGTTGATCCTACAGCGTACAGTGTACGCCTTAGAAAAAGCCTAGCCGCTGCGGCTGCCGCTGCTCCCTGGATCGCCACACAATAGCCTCAGTAGATCGATGTTTTTCTTGTTGATTGACGACCCGCCCGAGCTGCTGTGGTATGGGTTCAGCTCTGCCGGCGTCGTCACCTTCGAGTCTTTGGCTCGCACCGAGTTTCTAATCTCTGCCGCCACGCAACTTAGAACATTCCACATCGCCCTGTCGCGTGCGTGTGCGGCCTCGATCAACGCTCCATAACGCCAAGAGTCGGGTGTTACTCCAACGAGCCCCGCTGCGTAACTCACCGACTCCCAGAAACTCAACCGATCGGCACTGGCCCCAGATCCTTGAGCCCCTCTACCATCTGGCAGAAACCAGCGCCCCACGGAAAAAAATCCTTGAACTCCTCCTTAAGTCCGGCATACGCACTGGCAACCGTCTTGGAGTCCATCAGTTCGTCGAGCTGCTTCTTGCCACCGATGCCGGCTTGTTGCAACCGATCGTGGTAGAGAGCCCACAGAACATCTGACAAGATCACCGGGTCAACGGCAAGAAACCGAATCGAGGACTTGTCGTCCACAATGTCTGCGATGTTGATTGCGTGCTTCTCCTTGGCGATTCGCACGCGACCAATCGTCAGGGTCAGATCGATTTGCTTGCCGTCGATTTCAAACGATGCCACAGTCAACTCCTACGCACGGCCCAGTACCCCTGATGTCACCACTGCCCACGATACCGGGTATCCGTCCGAGGTGACGTAGGGAGCCAATTCAAAGTCAACGATCACAGCGTCATCAAGGTTTCGCGGAGCGCTCATATTGATGACGCTGAAACTTCCGACAACGCCCTTGGATCCGTTTGTTGCCACAGGACCGTCAAGCAGCGCCATGAAAACTGCCGCACGCAGGCGGAACGCATCATAGAATTTCTGGAATGCTGTGTCTGCTTGGTCGTAAACCATGCTCATTGTCAACGTCACATCGAGGCGACCGGCACGATATGCGGCGACACCAGGGCCACGACGGGAAACGTCGGCCTTTGATCGAGAGAAGTCAAGCGTTTCATCGCGGACGTTGTTGATCAATATCCAGTTGGTTTCTGGAGTCTCGACCGGGAGAATGTCATCACTGACAGTGTAGTAGGTGTAGCAGTCAATACCCAGAACGTCGGCCATATCAAACTCCGCGATATGTTAGGGTGAACATTGATCGGAACTGCCGCTCACTCCGAAGCCGCTCCAAGTCATAGAGCGTGTCTTGCGTAAGCTCGATCGGCCTTTTCACATCAGAGCCAATAGTGAGCGGTTCGTTGCGGCAGTAGTCGGCAATCTCTTCTACAAAGTCGATCCAAGATCCGACCTCTTCGTTGCCATTCACTTCCTGGGTTGTGTTCTGTTGGCAAGGTCCGGCAACGTAGACAGACAGTTGCACCTCGTCGATCCACGCATCCTTGGTGGCACTCGGCCGACGCATCGACCTGACACTGTTTCTTGTGATCGGAGCGACGTAGACAGTGTTCTCGTCAAGCGAACCTACCTCGCCGCCGGCCAAGTCGAAGTCATACATATCACCGATGACAAAGTCCTTGGAGAAGGTCTGTGCCTCCACCAGGGTTCGCAGCGCTTCGGCGTAGGCTCGCGACTGTCCCATCAGCTAGCAGTGATCAGTTTGGTCCTGATCCTCCAGGCAATTCCGTATCCGTCAGCACTCGAATAATGCGGGAGAAAGTCCGCAGGCAACACCCGATATTCGAGCAGGCCGCACTCCCTTCGCCACTGTATAACATCATTTTTTTTCGGTGCAAATCCAACTGGAAAATGCTCCGATCGGATAGTGAAATCGACGCTGGTTGCGATGTTGATGGTTCCCGCTCCGTTGTCGGCGGTCACTTCCGACTCACCGACAACGGCTGGGATTTCGTCAAGATCAATTTCACCTGCCCGAACGTACCTGATCTTCACGCCGGCGCTGGTCTCCATTTTGTTCTGGAGGAACGCAGCGCCGGCTTGCATCAGGTTACGAGCCATTGATTAGCCCGGCAGGTCGTTGATCAGAACGTAGACAGGCTCACCAGACACCCATGCTTTGCAAGCCTTGCCAACGGTAGTCCCGCCCGTTGTCACGGCCTTCGCATTGGCGGCCGTCAAGTTGGCGACCTGAACCGTCGCACCAGCGGCAAACGCCGTGGAATCCGGGTTCGGGATGCCGACCATGCCGGCGACTCGCAGAGCGCCCTTCTGGCCGTCTGCAATGTCCTGTTCGGCCAGACCGACGCGGCCCGAGAACAGTTGAATGAACTGCCCCTTGGCGACGGTAGCGCCGCTCGGGGTGTAGTCCTGGCAGATACCAGGAGCCACATAGTGCGTGATACTCGCTGACATTGAAAAAACCTCCAGTGGTCAATTTGAAAGGTCGCGACAAGAGGCCCGCTATTACGCGGCACCCTTGCAACGCATTGCCAATCGGCGGTCCTGGGTGGCAACGCCGAAGTCGAAGTACCCCCGCCACTGGGTGCCGAGCTGAGCGCCGCCGAGGTTGGCTTGCTCAATGACCGGCGTTCGAACGCCGTTCAGGAACGCGACCGACAACGCACCCATTTCCCCTCGCGGCTGAGCGATCAGGAAGTATTGGGTCGTCAGAGCCGATCCGCCGTTGAACGCTGCGAGGTGCAGGTGCGGCGAAACGATCGGTCGGAACATGCCACGCAGCACGTTCGCCGTTCCAGCTTTGGTGCTGGCGGTCGTGTCGCGAACTTCGGTCGAGTTGAAAATCTCGGCCGCAGTCAGCCAGTTCGCAGTCGTCACAAGCAGGTTCCACACCGTGCTGGTGTTCACCGGCTTGCCACCCTTGTCGGTCTGGTTCAACGCCGCCGTGTACAGCGTGTTGAGGTTGGCAACGCTCAGCGCGGTGCCCGCCCCCACGATGTAGTTGAGCTGATCGTTGCCAGACGCGGCAGAGGCAAAGAAGTTGCCCGCACCGCCAGTGGACGCACCAGTCAGAGCAGCGATAACCCGCTCTTCGAGGGCGTAGCGAGCCATGCGACCCAGCATCTGCGGGATCTGCATGAACGCACCCAGATCGTCGTTGATCTGGTCTTGACGCGAATACGAGAACAGCCGCCCGTAGGTCTTGAGCTGGTTCGTATAGGTTTCCTGCTCGACAGCGGCGGACTTGATTTCGCCCGTGTTGCCGACCTCTTCCATCACGCCGTGTTCCGTCATGCGGTAACGGGTGAATGACTTGAAGTCGCGGGTGCTGATGGAGGCCGCAATGTCCATTGCGATCCCGCCAGCATCGTCATAAGCCTGAAGCATTCCCTTGTTCGCAAGGTTGCTCAGGATACCGCTGATCGATCCACCAAAGAAACCAGCGCTCGACGCCTTGATTTCATTCTCGGCACCCCACGCAGCTTCCAGCCAGCTCGTGCTTCCACGGCGACCGGCGTCGTACTTGCCAGCGGCACGCAGAACATCGTCGCACAGGTTGTGGAACGTGTAGCCACGCATCTTGGCAGAGCGGCTGGCGATCAAGACCTTTTCGGCCTTCTCGGCACCAAGCTCTTCCGCCAACCGCTTCTGCAAGAAGTCCTCGCGGATACCGACGCTCGACGCCAGAGCGGCCTCGATCACGGCAACGTCAGCGTGTTCCGTTTGAGTGCCGCGAGAATGAATCGCCGGACCACTCGCTCGGATCTCACGCAAACAAGCCAACTCGAACGCCTCGGGAGTGATGTCGCCATTCATGGCTGACGCCTCCAGCGTCTCATAGTTCTTGACTTGGTTGGCGGCGTCGGGATACCTGCGAACCACGTTCTGCACTTCACGCAGCCGCTTGACTTCGGCTTGGTATGCAGCACGCAGTTCCTGCACCTGATCGTCCACCGGCTTCTCAGGCTTCTTCTCTTCCCGAGACGACACAGACTGATAGGCGGCCTCCAGGGCCGACTTCTGCTTGTCGCTCAGTTCGGCCGCGTCGAACCCGCCGGCCGAAAGGTACTCATCGAACGTCATCGCACTACCCTCAGCAGGGGGCTCAGAACTCGCGGCGAGTCGTGCATCGGCACGCTCTTCATCCGCACCAAGTGCCACTACACTTGTTTCTTTCCAGAGGAACGCCCGGACCACATAGACAGGTCCGTCGAACTCTCGGCCATTGACCGACACCTTCTTGCCGGCCTGGATGAATTCGGGCTTTCGCAGGATGCGACCGCCGATAGATGCCTGCCACCGGAAGCCGTTGCTGTGTGCCTCTGCGACGATCTTGGCCTCGTCTGTCGGCTGACTCAGAGTGCCATCGACCCGGAGGACTCCGGCCTCGATGACAGCCTCTCCGTGGCCCACAGGCCGCTTCTGGTCGTGATCCCGAAGGATTGGATGCGACTCGTTGGCGGCAGCCATCAGCTTGACACCGGCTGTATCAACGATCACCGGATACTGGAAGTTCCCAAGATGCAGGAGCCCACCGTTGTAGGCCAGCATCCGCAACTTCGGAGCAGATCCTTCTGCGGCCTCGATACTCGCGTGTGCGTTGCTGGCGATCGTGATGTCACCAACGTACAGGCTACTCTTCGCCATCGTCGTCCTCGCTGTCATCTTCTGATTCGTCAGGGACGGTCTGAGCGGCTCCAGGTTGGCCTTCGGCAACTCCAGGCGTGAACGCATTCACGTTGCCATTGAACATCGTCTGGATTCCAATCCCTCGACGATATTCCTCGACACTGAGCCCGAAGCCACGAGCGGCGATCTCGTCCTCTGTGTCCATGTCCATGCCGCGCTTGGCATACTCTGCGGCTCGGTGCGAAATGCCGATTCGCATGGAGGTTTCGACTGCGGATGCTTCCTTGTCCGGGTCAACGAACTCGAAGCCATCCCAGTACCAACCGTGTCCGATGCGGCACGCGATGCCTTCCACGCCGAATCGATCAGCCACAGCTCTGACCTGATTGGCGAATCGCCTTGGGATCGCACCAGCGAGTGCCGCTTCGTAAATCCAGTTCGAGAACACCCGTTCGAGAATTTCCTTCTCGACTCGATTGCGTCGCATCGCGATCGAGCGTTGATAGACCTGATGATCCATCCGCCCGCTTGTGTAGTTGTAGAGCGAGCTATTCGCCATCGCGACGTTCGATGGAACGTCCAAGCAACGGGCGATCTCGTTGATGATCTCCCGCTTGAACATTTCGTAAGTTGAGTTTGGATGCTCGCTGGCGATCTGTGACAGCCTGAACCCGTTCGGCAGGAACATCGCCATGTTGCGAGTGACCTGCATCTCTTTCATCCATGAACCGATTGACGCCTCCGCTGCAACGTCCTCGTACTCAGACGGCAGTGGCAGATCGCTGTGGATCGCCATCGCTACGTTGGCAGCACCTTCGGCAGCAGAGACTGTCGCCAACGTGAACCGTCGCAGATAGGCACACAGGGGCAGGGCAGAGACTACCTGCGAGATCCCGTGATGTTGCCCAGGCCGGACCTTGCGAAACACATGGATGACCTCGCTCCGTGGGAGCGTGGTGTACTCATGCGTTCGGATGTTGAGGTAGGCTTCCCCGGGATGATCCTTGAGGATGTCGTAGGCCACCGGGTTGCCGAACCGATCCAGGTGAATCCCGTCGCAGTAATCTCGGCGGTTCGGCTCGGCATAGTGCGGCGACTGGAGGTGATCGATTTCCAGTTCCTGCAAGTTCAGGCCGATCTCGTGCGGCAGGCTCGCGTCGTAGTAGAGCCTCGCGAGCCCGGCTCCAGCGACGATCTCATCAATCATCATCGCCTGGAGTTTGACCTGGATCCCCGAGAGGGTGGCCCAAGACTGCCACATCTCTTGGATTTCAGCATTTTGCCGCTCGGAGCCACCCTTGAGCATCAAGCGAGGGCCGGTCCCGATCGTGTCGCCAACCACCGTGGAGACGATCCCGAAGGCGTAGCTAGAGTTTTCCAAGAACTCGTAGCGAGCCCTGGATCGTGCAATGCGACGGACTTCAGGAGAGAGTGCGGCATTTGGCCCGAGCAGGTCCGACCATGACCAGTGCCGGTCATTGTCAGTCCCATTCTGGACGCTGTCATACCGCGCACGAACGACGGTCGGAATCAGAGACGGAGTCTCGATCGTCTTGGCTTGCCGCTTGGCAGACCGCTTCTTCGTCGTCAAGAGGTGCTATTTGGTCCGTCTGGCGATTGGATCCGGTACATCAGGGAGCGAAAGGCAGCGAGCGGGTTTGCGGATGACCGCCGCTTTCGCATGTATTCATCCAGCTTGATCAGGTCGCTGATCGATTGATTGTGGTACGACCCTTGATCCCCATCCACCCGCTTCGGCTCATTGATAAGCTCGGTCAACCGACTTTCGAGAGCCTGATCTAATTCGTCGGCCATTTATGCCTCGCTTGCGAAGTATTATGCCAGTGCGAAAAATCAATGCAAATCCGACTTGCTACTGGTAGCACCTCGCCGGAAATTTTCTATTTCAAGGCTCGCCGCAATGATCGATTGTGGCATTTCCACAGTCTTGATCTTGGCAGAGCAGGACGGACACGGCCGAACTCTGGCAACCATGTTTTGTTTTCTGGCGGTTCGCTCCGGTCCATCCAGAGTGGATCCGCAGTACGGGCACTTGATTCCGTCACGCATTGCGGTTTTTCCAAAGGTCCACAAACGAACTTCCGCCAATCACAATTGGTTTTGTGGTCTGGCCTGGGGCCGACGATGCAATCTCCTTTGCCTCTTCTTGCAGTTCTGGAAGGGTGCGAATCTTTCTTTCCGACATGGGACGATCCACCTGGAGATGAACTCCCTCGATGGACGCCACCGCACAGTTGCCGACCAGCGTGTCGAAAAAGTCGTTGTCAGGTCGGTGAGCGGGGAGCCTCCATTCCACGCAGCGGTTGCCACGTTTGCCAACCACGATGACAGCATCCTCCGAGACGAAATGCTCGGAGATCAGTCGGTGTTGGTGAGGTTTCGCATCGAACAGGAAGATCGCCCTGGTAGCTTCCTTGCCGCATCCCAGCGACTCTGCGACGTATGTCTTGTGGAAGTTGGTGTCGATCAGTAGCTCGCGGATGCCGCTGCTACCATCCTTGGGGACCGCTAACCGGCAGTGGATGCCGGCCACGCTCCCTCGCTCCTTGCCATGTTCATGCCACTGGCGGCCGTTGGCTCCGAGGTAGACACCCATCGACGGATGCACGCGGCCTCGGAAATGTGTTTCCTTCGTGAACCGCCTGACAACCGCAGTTGAGAACCCCCAGCGTGCGTCGATCGCCATTCGCGACACTGGGATGTCGGCTCCGTCGAGCCGCCTGAACTGCTTCGACATGATGGCATTCACGAGCCGATCGAGCCCAGCATAGAGGGCCTCGTGGACAACATCCGTTTCCGCAGCCTGCCTGAGTGTCTTTGAGATCGACGATTTTGAGTAATAGTCCTTTTCCTGATCCGGGTAGGTTCCGTAGTCGGTGATGAATCCTCGCCCCTGGAGCGACCAACCGACCACAGACCAGAAAAGAACATCCTTCTGAACGTCGATAAATGCCGTCAGCTTCTCGACCCACTCCGGCAGTTGACCGCGAGGGCAGGGGATGGTTCGCTTTGCTAAGTCGAATGCATTCAGGTCGTAGGCCGCCTTCTCTTCGCGCTCGAGCGGCTCAAGTTGATATTCCGCAAGGAACGCACCTTCATCCCGCAGCTTCAGGTTGATCGCCGCATGGAGTGCCGATGCTTCGATGCTCGGGTCGAATCGGTCCTCCCAGGCGACCTGGGCTCCCTCGTGGAGCTGATCGAACCTGTCCCTGACCCACTGGAGCGGAGTCGTTCCGTCGCTGTCGCTTCGCTGGTCCTCAAGCAAGATCGATGCGTACTCGTCCCATAGCTTTGTGTTTGTAGGCCACCTGTAGACCAACTTGCATTTCTCGCCACGCCACTGAGGCGACTGGATTCGGTCTAGGATTCGATCTGCGAGATCATTGCGGTATATGACCGTAATGGTCGCAAATGCCGTAACTTTCTGACCAGGGCCAGCCATCCCGAGGATGTCGCCCATAATCGTTTCGTATCGCGATTGGGATTGTGTTTTCGACCCGGCAGACTCCTTTGTTTGCGGGTCATCAACAAGGAATAGCGTCGGTCGGAGGACTTCACCGTCCAAAGATACGATCTGTTGCCCTCTGAGATTTCCTCCCGTAAGCCCACATGCTGATAGTGCATTGCCTGATGTTTCGACGCCTGGGATGTAGCCAAAAACAATTTGGTCCGAACCCCAGTTGACACCAGTGAGGCTACCTTCATACCGCTGGCCCCTGCATCGTAAAGTCTCTCCCTCGAGCGCGTAGATTGTATGCAACTCGCGGCCATAGAGCCTGCGAAGGGTTGGGTTTCCTTCGATCTCTCGCTTCAGGTTCTTGCAGATTTGCTCTGCCCGATCCTGAGTCGCTGCCACCACTGTGACAAACCGCTGGTAGTTTTCGAGGATCGCCCAAAGCCCCGCACGCATGACGATTGTCGTCTTGCCAGATCCACGAGGCATTCCGATCGCCTTGAGCCCGCCATGCCGGATGCAATGCTCGATGCCGTCGATGACTCGGATGTGATCCGGCGACCAGCGAAGTTTGAACGCCGCAGGAAAGCAGATTTCGAGGAACCGTCGCAGCGACTTGGCACACTCTTTCCGCTCTGGATCGGTGCATTTCTCGGGTGGAGGACCGATCTCCTGCGAATCGCGAGTGACCTGCCGACGCGCAGCACGCCGCATCTCGGTCCGCTCTTGATACTGCCGCGATAGAATCGCTTGGCGATCAAGGGCTTGGTGGGTCGGCTGTTGCCGCAGCTTTGACACTCAGTCGTCCTTGGGCGAGTACCACCTTGCCAACGGTGTAGTCCCAGAGAGTCCACCGACATTCGCGAACCGCACCCGTGAGCGTGCTAGTGGTCGCATCCGTCGTGAACGTGTTATTGAATTCGCCGCTGATTGTCAGCGTCGAATCGGTGAATAGGTCGGTCCCAGCAAGGGACTCGACGATGAACTCCAGCGTCCGTCCGGTCAGATCGATCGGAGCCTCAACTTGATCATAGACGGAGTGTGTGATCGGGATTTCCTCACCCTTGTAGAGCGTGATGCACGAGCCATCCGCCCGAACATCTGCAACTGAGCTTGACGGCAGCACAGTGACACTGACTGAGCCACCGCCTCCACCTCCTTCTCCAGAGAGCCACGCAACATCGCCACGGTCGCGAATCGCCTGGAGGCTGTCAGTGGTTCCATCGAAGGTGCCACCGATTTCGGTGTTCGCCGTGGCCATGTCGGCATCGCCCGCATCGCTGCGAACGATCCTCTTGATCCAGGCTGCGAGCAAGGTGATGCCAGTGAACTTCGCCGCCAGCGTAGTGAGTGCCGCACCGATGGTGGACACCGACGACAGAAGCGAATCGACCTTACCGTCTGTCGTTGCCAGTGCTCCGCTGGTCGCCAGTCCGGTCTGGATCTCGGTGACCGCAGACGAGGCCAGCGAATTCGAGGTGATGGTGTCGCTCTGCATTGCCCCGACAGTCGCGTCAATGCGTCCGCTGATGAGTGCGGAGGGAAGTCTGGACTGGATGTCCTGGGTGTCTGTCTCGACCGCGTCGGCCGTCGTCTGCGTGGCCC